CCAAGCTAAAGGGCCAATCATCGGCAACTCACTACTACAAGTCAACTCACAGATACCGCATCCGGCTAGAAATTTCTTATAAGCACTTAGCGGCACATGAGCATATCTATGGGTTAAACCAAAACAGTCAACTGCTCTTTGCATATTCCTGCACATTACCCAACCGTTACCGGGCGTCCATATTGGATGTGAGCGGCAGAATTCAATATCCCAATAATTACCAGCTGAGACATTAACAGGCCCACCTGTAAGGCAGAACCCGAGATCTTTACAAACCTCGTTAAGTCTCTGGCAATCTACCACTCCTTCCTCTACGAATACCAAAGCATCATCTCCATCACACAAGAAATCCCACTTGTGAATTCCTAATATTTTCATCGCGGTAGAAAACACCAGAATATTCAATAAAGAATTGCCTATTCCAGTGTCCATGTCACCAGACATTCGGTTACCCTTAATCCAGTACTCATGACCATGATGTGATTTACCCTTGTTCAAGAGCTGATACTTTAAAAGCTGCCTGAATTCTCGTGAGCGGATGCCAGCCAGATACAACTTATGACACAATTGGAGATGACCAAAAGTGACAGAAGCATCCCATGCTGAAGCATCAACGCAAATAACTTGTGGACGCTTAAAATGGGTGGTCTTTTCGATAATCAACCTCGCTCTCTGGGCATTGTTTAAACCTTTGGCAAAAATCCTAGACCTCAAAATTCCCCTCCTAGGCCCCTTCCAACCCATGAGCTTATGCTCAATAGGTTTTAAGTACCTAGCAATCTCGAGATTATACCTGGGATTTCTCCCTTGTATAGCTCTAGGTTTGCGCTCAGCTTCACCAATGCCGTCAAGCTTGTCTGCCTTAACGAACATAGACACCTCCGCATCTTTAGCATCCAACTCACAAATACGTAGAGATTTCAATGCTGCTTCGTAACGGCGTCTTTTGGCAGGATTAAGCTGTGAAACAGCTTCCTCCCGGCTCAACACCTGCAGGTCCCACGAACGGAACCACCCAACCCAACTCTTTTGGGTTTCCTGAAGGGCTTTAAGACCCCCTTCGGTCATGGTTTGATCCACAAACACCCGCCGTTCTAGTGCTGCACGCTCGGTACACCAACAAGCTGCGTGCATAGAAGCAACAGATGTATCTGTGGCTAGGTGGTACGGCCTCCTCACATACTGTGGTTGGCACGCTCCTGAAGCGTATGAAACGGCCCAACGTCCACGCATCTGTATATCTCGTAATGATCTATACTGTAAACCAGAATGTTCCTTCGGACCAACCCAGCCTACTGATGCATGTACCCGTTCCACTAACTCCAGGCACCCTTATTGTCGACCTACGACAGTCACTTGCCCATGATACTGGTTGTGCAAGCCAGCCCATCCATCCTCACAGAAAGCAGACCAGAACCCGGCGTAAGGCACCCGTCTGATACCGCCAGTAAACTGGCGAGTAGTCTCCCTGAAGGCTTTTGAGTCAGCTAGACAAAGAGCATTACGTTCCTCTTCACTACGCATATACGCAGCTAGTACCGTTCCAGGCATAACACGAGCCAAACAATGATCACTCATGCTATATTCCCTCTGATACGTCTTACACCTTGCCAGACAGGTAGCCATAAGATTAGGATTCCTGTCACGGAAAGTTGTGTACGTTCTCAAGTAGGCTAAAAGCCCACAATCAACATATATACCCTTTTCTGAGAGCGTACAAGGAAGTTGCTCTTCGCCTTTGGCACAAGTACCACAAGCGAAGTGGGAGTGGAACACGATTTCCGGATTCTCATTGCCATAATCATGCATACGAAAGAAATTCACAGACAACCAGACTTGTCTGAGAGCGGCCAGCGTATTGCGTCCGACCCATTTGGTAACCCTGTTGCAGACAGCAGCATCTAAGGCAGTAGCTATTCCTGCGCCAAGGGCCATAATGAGTTCACCTTCAGCAAACGCTCTTTCATCACGCAAAGCAGCATCAAAGACTTTGGTGTTACGAACTTGGTTATCCGCCAAGAACGCTGCCAACTCCTTTGGACTGATCACTACTCTGCAAATGGCCGAAGTTCCGTATACATTCTTCGACTGTTTGTTGTGGAGATTCCGAATTGATTCCACATTTGCTGCACTTGGTAATTTACCTAAAGTGCTGCGGGCGCCTGTCAAAGTGACAGGACTTTCAGGTGTTTCACCAGCCTTAATATTAATTTTTGGTTTCTTATGGCAGGCTGGTTTAACGAATTTGGTCTCCAAAACCTTGGCACCATTACCTTTGAGTTTAGACTCCTTGCCATCGGAGCCCTTACCAGACTTACCTGGAGGCTTGGTGCTGGACTTCTTCTTAGACTTCGCGCCTTCATCCGTTGCGCTACCCACATTACCTTCTACCTCAACATGCTCTCCATGTTCAGGTGACAGGGGTGTTGGGATTTTCTCCTCATAAAAGTCTCCTCCTGTCAAAGAGGTGGCAGAACTAGAGGATGGGTCTGATACCCGTTCTGACTCCCGTGGACCTACCGTATGGTCCACGCCCCGAGTCTCCTGGGGGCCCTGTTCCCTTTTCCGCGCCATCGGGCTGGTGACCGGCTGGGTACTGGTATCGTTCTTAGCGAACAAATTAATGGGACGAGTTGAGCTGTTCAGGCCTACCTCGTTATAAATTTCACTATGAAACCTGGGAATTCCCACAACCCAGTAAAGGCGCCGACTTTCCGACTGGTCAGGGCATTAAAGCCCGTGAATTCCACCTCCCTCCTCGGCTAGAGGTCCTGAAGTCACGATGAACCGTTCCACCACTGTGTTATGCACTCGTTTCGTATTAAGAACACCATGTCAGGCCTGCCTTCCGCACTTTCGCTCACGTCACAGTTCTCACACTGTCTCAGGATGGGCGCTACCCATCCGACCCATTCTATTCCGGGCCGTAGTAGGGGCTTGGAGGGCCCCATAAAGACAAAGCATCCAGGGATGTGGTGCTCCCCAGAGGAGGATCATGTTTGTTGTCTCACCAGATCGTGAATGTTCACCGGTCTCCTAGCAAGGCAATTGGACTACCTTCAACCCATCCATTTCCCACAATTTCATCCGCACTAGAATCCCGAGCAGTTCCTGAATGGAGGCCCTGTTTGTTGTCTTAACTGATCAGCAACCGTTACCATCTCCCTTTAGAGGCAATTCGGCTATCCTCGGACGTCACGCAAACTACGCAACACCTTTGCCGCACCGTAATGAGGGTGCACGCCCCCGACTGTGAACTCAGACCTGGAACACAGCTAGGAGGTTTCTACTACTTGAAGTAATCTCTGTAGCTTGCCCGGCCCTCTGAACCTCGCCGTACCTGTGGACGAGCTAAGGGCTCCACGCCATGGAAACAATAATCGGGGAGGGCTACCAACCTCACCCCACTAAGTTCAGTATCGCATGAACACTCCGATTCAAGCAACCCTATACTGGTTAGCTACCAAGCACCACTATCCCTCATGCCGCAGTGTCCCCATGGTATCCTGGCTCGCAGTCCCTCGGTTTGGAGTGCCAAACTTTCACTGTGTCCCCAGGACCCAAAAGGTTAGGTAAATTTCACACTACGTTAGATGATCATCTGACGCTAACTTTCACATATGCAAGCATATGCTACTACAAGACTCATCCATCACATCTTCCGCAGGCTACTAGTACCAGTACGGCCATCTTGGAAATAACAATACTTGAGCCCACCAG